CTCTCATGATCAACCGACGAGGGTTTACGGGATTATTTAGCGTTTACCCCCACTCATATCTTTGAGCATCTTTTGAAGCTCTGCTGTAGATCCTACAAACATAGCATTGTTGGTAACCTTGGATGGACCTTTCTTATCCTCGTCAAGATCCTTCATCTTCTTATGAAGGTCAGCAAGTTTGTCTGTCATGTCTGCGACGTGCTTCATTGCCGCTACAGCGACTTCATATGCTCTAGGGTGCCCTGACTCCTGAGCGACCTCTAACGCCCCGTTGACCGCCTCCTGACCCTTGTCTATGAGGGAGTACAATTCAGTACGTGTATATCTGTAATCTTTTTCACGATCTTCAGCATCAACCTTAGGTGGTTGTGGTTTAGATGGTTTGGATTCCTCAACAGGTTCAGCACTAATGTTGAGGATTTCCTCCATGTTATCTTCTAGGTTACTCATAAGAATTGAATCCCTTCATTAAATCCAAAGTCATCACCAGCATCAACTAAGGCATCATCGTTTACATCGATAACTCCATCAGTATTGATATCTGTAACTGCTTTTGGTGTATATGTTCTTGTAATTGTTCTACGACCGACATCAAGATCGCCCAAAGTTTCATGGATAATTGCTTTCTTGATGACATCCGCAGTGTTGTATGGACCATACAGATACGATTTCATTGTAAACTGTAGTGTATAAGCAATATATCTACGCTCTAGAAAACTATCATCCCACTCATCTTCTCCACTGATACCATTTAATATGATAGCAATATCACGTTTCTCATTCATGTCTGGTATCATGTTAAGAGTGATGCTAAAAGATGGTTGAAAATATGGCAGAATTTGCTCTACAATTTGTAAAGCATCATCCTGAGATTTGGCAATAACTCCTAGTTCAAAATTTATATTATAAGGAACAGGAACATATTGAACTCTAACTTCGCCACCATTACCATCAATGATAGTTTTGTATTTTTGAATTGGTGATGTTTTACGGGAAGAATCGTAATCAATTCCTGTCATCTCAAAGTATATACGAGGCAAAGTAATTGCCACTTTGCTGCTGCTAGCATTCTCTCCAATACGAACCAAGAACTTTTGTTTTGGTCCATAGGCAAGAGGAACTTTAATTTCCTCTAAAACTTCTCCTGTCTCAGGATCAGAACTCTTCATTGTGATATTATTGAAGAGTGTACCAAATGCAATAATGTTCTTGCGAACTATTTGGTTATAAAAATGTGATCCTAACATTAGATGCTATCCGTAAAGTTGCCAAATTCACCGAATGGATTACCTTCAGTCCAGTCGATAATCTCATCACCAGAATCTTCGATCTGTCTATTCTGATCGTAGTTGCTGTTGGTATTATTTAGAGTGTCGAATGTCTCAGGACTCCACTTGGCACCTGAAGTTATACCAGTAATTACTTCAGCAGTAGTAAAGGTTCCTGTTCTATTGTAGACTTGGAGAGATCTGGTTGCGCTATCCCAGGACTTAACTTCTGCTCTGTTATCTTTGGGTGAGTAATCAATTGTGATAGTAGGCGCAGAACTATAACCGCTCCCGCCACTGGTGATAGCAATGCCGTTAACAATGCCAGTAGAGCTAACCGTTGTAGTAGCAGTTGCACCTGTTCCACCTCCTCCAGAAATAGTTACGGATGGTGGTGTAGCAACTTTATAATGTGCTCCACCATCTGAAATTGTAATACCTGAAACAGCATCGCCTGTAATAGCAGATGTTGCTTTTGCTAAGAACTCATCACCAACAATCTCTTCTCCAACTATAAAGTCTCCAGAACCACCAGGGTCCATGAATAGTTTAATTGCTGGATCAAATAGTTCTTCCACATCATCAATCTCTTCAACGCCTGTCTCGAACGAATCACTACCAACCTCATAGATCTCAGCAGTGATAGCATAGAATTGGATCTTACCAAACTGGAAGAATGGTTCTTCCTTACCAACAAATTTAATCTCGTAGATATCTTTTGTTAGTGGGAAGTAGAGTAGATCTCCCTCGTTAGGTCTACTCTCAACAGTAATAGTAGGATTATGATCTGCTACTTCTTCGTCCCATCTTCTAGTAGATACTCGGAAGATAATCTCATCAGTAATCCTTAAACCAAACTTGGAGATAAACTCAGCGTTGTCTCCAAATCCCATGACGTTTTGAAGCAACATCTCAATTTGAAAATGTTCTTGATACTTAGAGTATCTAACCTCATTAAGAGTGTTATCTTTTAGAGCTACTCTAGGAATATAGTATATGTCTGTTCCGAACAGTTTGATTTGTTCGTCCACAAGATCCTGTGCGAGACCTTGCTCGCCGCTATGACCTGCGTAGTAAGTTGGAAAATAGGGACTAGTAGGCATCTTATCCGATCATATCCATAGGTGGGATGGCGTACTTACTGAGAACTTCGCTTTCGATTTTCTCAATCTCGCCTAATGCGTCTGTATACAATTCTCTACCATTAAGCGTGATACCGCCAGGTAGTTGAACGTTGTTATATTTAATCAAGTTTTGACCCCACTGTCTCTTCATAAGAGCAGTAGCATATTTCTTGACAAACATATCATTATTCATCTCTGTAGCATCTGTAGGATCAATCATCCTATGTGCCTCAATTACAAGATAAGTATCTTCTTTGAGGAATGCTTTATTGATGTCAAGATATAAACGATCACGACGCTGTGTATATCTGAACTGTTGGAACGAACCATTATTCAGAATCATATCTAGAGTTTCTAGATACTGCTTATTCATAAAGTAGTTGACAATATCAAGAGATCCGAATGCATATAGATCATTCAGGAACATCTGATACTCAACACCAAAGAGATTAGATCTAATTGAGTTGCTGACTAAACCAAAAACTTTACTGACACCAACTACATGATCTGGAACAGGAATATAGTTAGTAGACTCTTCCCAGTTTGTTGTTCCAGATGATGTTGTTGACTTACCATTGAAACGAGTTATGTCATCGGCAGTGATTTCATGCCTCATGAAACATCTTTCCATGCCGTTGTAGCAGTTCTCTTGGAAGAACTGATACGTGTCATCAATAACATTATTTACTTGTTCGTCATCAATGTTAACTTGTAATACAGGCTCACCAAGTTGCCTCTTACAATATGTGATAAGATCAGCTCTTGAATTTGGAGACGCCATTACACACAAAAATCCCTTCTTACCTATTTAGGAAGAAGGGATCTGAGAGTTATTCTACTACTTCTGTGGGCGCTGCTTCTGCTGCTTCCTCAGGTTTCTCTTCTAGAAGACCTAGAGTTTCTAGACCGCCTTCCAATTTAATTTTATATTCTTTTGCTTTGACTAGATTTGTTTCGAGTTCAGCAATTTGCTTTTCGGTTGTAGCAATTTGCTCTTCAAAGTTTGTTTTAAGTTGTGCGGGATCCATAGTTATCAGGGGATGAAATTGAAGTTAATTACAAATCGGGAATTGTGTGTGGGTTTACTGCTTGAGTGAAAACGTAAACCATCAAAGAAAACACACCGTCCCTTCTTTGGTGTGACATTGCTATTTATATCATATTCAGCAATCGGATCTCCGTACATTCTTTCACTAAAATACGTATCACCATCACTATCATTTACATAATATAGACAGACCATATGTGGATCTGCTAAGTCAACATGCATAGAATCATATTCTTTATGTCTCACTCCAGGCGTCTGTAAAAAACATCTACCGCGAATGACATTAGAAACACTGATTCCTGTATTATAACATGCCTCAAATAAGAGAGGCATAAACATTCCAGTATAACTGCTAGTAGATTTTCCGTCAAGTAAGAACATATGAGAAAATCCTGGTAGTTGACTCTCTCCATCTTCTGATAGATTGTCGTGGTAGACCCACCTAAAATCTGTATCAACTCTCAATGTTTCGTGAATAAAATTTTGATAGTTTGGATTGATACAGTTGTCTTTAATAATGTTCTTCATCAGGACCCTCCACGTTCCAAGTTAAGTTTCCAGATACTGTCACTCTCTCAAGTATGGTAGATTTAAAAGGATAGACAGCATGTTTAGTTGTAGATGGAAACATTAGTATAACACCGTTCCAGGACTTATCCACAGGTAACACTTCTGCTTCTAGTTGGAACGCACCATTGCTTCTATGTGTGTTTCTCTCTTCTTCACCATATGGTATATCGACAAAGATAACAAAACTCACAATACCAGAATGTGTATGGATAGGATTGTATTCATTTTGTCTCTGATAATTTACCCATAGGTTTCTTAGTTTGATATATGGTGTAACATTATTTGTCTGTTGAAAATCCCACGGACAGGTTTCATATACCTCAGACCACAGTTGTGTCGAAAGATTAATAACATATTCTTCAAATTTAGGACACTCATACTTCCATTCAGATAAACTTGACTGCTGTGCCAAGGCACCAGCTAGTCGCCCATTATAATTCCAGGTTCTTTCTTGTCTACGTTTCTTTGTGTATGTGTATAGATCTTTGTATACATTATCTGGTATTTTCTCTGATATAAATGAGAGGTTGCTTTGTTGATAAATCATGGATATAAATCAGCACTTATACTGTATCGTTTTTGATCTTCCACTCCTTTACCTGGTGTATGTGGTAGATTGGATGGAAATATAAACCACGTCAGTAATTTATTGGGCAAGTAATATGGTTCTCTTTTCGGTATAGGAAACATTGTAGTTCCAGATGTACCTAATTTTACATACATTATACCAGACAATGTAAAAGGATTCTCTGGATTATGTGAATGCATGTATGGTTCTATTGGATTGTTATTCCAATCTACATACACCCACGAACTTATATTGTAATCAAATATATCCATACCCCAAAACCTGGAACATGCATCATAGAAAGACCATTTTAAATGTTTGATCATAGGTTCATCATGTTCTAAAAAATCATCCTTACCATCAGTAAAGGTAAGTTTAGATACATGATCCATATTTTTAGTAAGGGTATTATCTACAATAGAAGTATCAATAAATTTTATAAGTTTATCTGCATCAATATCTACTGGATATCCCCTAATTGCTAATACCATTTTCTTGTAGTTTGTGAAATAATATGTTCATGTATATCAGGATCACAGAAAGAAAAAGCAATCGTTGTCCTGATTTCATTTCCAATTAAACTATTGGGTGGTTGACCTTTGTGTAACCAGTTTGACGGGATGAATACTCCTGTATTAGGAACATAAGGTGTGAAATGATATTCATCATCAGGTGTCTGACATACAAATTCACCACCCCACTCTACATCCCAGTGTGGTTGATTAAAATAAATGAACGTCCACACACCATGCTCTTCCCAATCTTTATGGAAGATGGTATTCTGTCCTGCAGTTTGACCATTGACATGTATCTTACATAGTTTTATATCTCTACGTAGATACTTCATCATTTTTAATCTTACCGTAGTAGCACACTTAGTAAAGATAAGATCAGTTCTTAGTGGATGCTGCCAAGACACAGGATCACCTTGACCATATGAAGCATTGTTGAATGTCCACGTAGCTAAACTATTCATGGATGGAGATCTGCGATTAAAATAATCCCAGAGAGTAATACACTCTGATTCTGGTAATACATTTTTAATAACAATAGGTTTATTCATGTCCACCAAATCCAACCAGTAATAATATATTTTTCTTGTGTCTCTGATATCTGTCCTCTATGCTTGTGAGTAAGACCTGCTGGAAAGATAACAGTTTTACCTTTCTCTGCTTTGACAGTGTAATCTTGGTAGTAAAATTCTGTACCACCATCAGGGACATCATTAAGATACGTGATATAGACAAACGCTCTATCACAACCTTCAAGACCAGATGCATCTACATGCCATGTATAGAATCCATCCCCAGGTTTGTAGTATTGAATCTGAGGTAATTGTTTCGCAACAAAAGATAAATTATCAATCTTTAGTGACTGCAAATATTCTTTTATAAAACTATCAACCTGGTTTTTATACAAATCAAATTTATAGTCCTTTGCAGATCCACATGGAGCAGCCTCTTCAATAAAAAAATCTTTACTCTTTTTTATTTCAGGGACAATACTTCCCCCACCTACACGACCAGCATAGGTTAACTCTTTCTC